ATGGCTTTGCCCGTGTCAGGATCATACTCCGTCGGGAACAAAGCGCCGGTGATACCGCCAGTAGCACCACCCAAAGCAGCAGCCCGACCAATATCGCCGCCAGTTATTGCGGCCCTTGTTGCGCCCGTTGCCGCCCCCGTCGCCGCCCCGGTCCCGGCTGAAAACAGCCTTGGATCAGCAGTTTTATCAACACCCAAAGCGGTCAACCCTTCTCCCGCAGCGCCAGCAGCCAAAGGCGCAATCGCGCCACTTGCCGCTCCGGTTGCCGCGCCGGTCAAAGCGCCCTGACCAACATCCCCGCTCAAAGAGCCAGTTGCTGCACCGGCGGCGCCACCAATGCCTGTGCCAACCACCGCGCCGCCAACCACCGCGCCATAAGTTGTAGAGGCACCAAGAGCGCCGCCAGCAACGGCAGTGCCCGCTGCTTCAGCGCCCAATAGTCCCGCCCCCGCCATTGCCGGCAACCCATAAGCGGCAGCGCCAGCAGTCGCCACAACAGCAACCGCCGCAATCGCATACGAAAGGTTCTGCTTGCCGCCAGCGGCCCTAGTCAAACCTTTGCCAAGATCAATGTCGCCAATGGCGCGACCAATATCAGAAAAGGCTCGCGTGACGGGGCGCGTGATATTGCTAAACCAACCCATGTCAGACCTCCAACTCAATCGCATACATGGGCGTCATCTGCTGACCCGTAAAAGTCATTTCCTGACGCACCTTCGGCTGCAAACCCGCCTGCTGCATTGCGGCAATATCGCCTTGATCGTCTGTGCGTAGCGTCACTTTGTTAAACCCAAGCTGACGCAAGGTGTTGGGAAGCACACTAAGCCGTTGTTCGATTGCATCTTCTTCAGCAGTAAAGGTCAACATATTAGCCGTTCCCTGCGGCAAAGGCTGACCGCGCTCGTCCATTTTCAGCAACAAAAACAACGTGTTACCAATCTGCACCGACTGCGCCAGATTCATCATCACCAACTTATCGCAGTTGCGCAGAAACTCTTGCGCCGTGCTCGGGTCTTCGCCGGACTTCTGCATCACATCTTGCACGATTTGCACGGGCGTCATCTGCTTGCCCGGCTGCGCCCCAGCGGTTGCCTTGCCCTTGGCGCGCTTCATCGCCCCCATCACGTCAGGCGGGGCGGTCTTTTCCCCCAGCCCCGTTGTGGCCGGCGCGGGCTTCAGAACTGGGCTAGGTGCCACCATTTACGTCAACCCCAACGAACTGGCTATTGCCTGATGAATGGACAAATGGCTGGAAAGCCAATCATAAAAATCTGACTCGTCATTCCAATCCGTGTCCAACATATCAAAAGGATTGTCCAAACCCAAGAGATTTGCGAAGGATTGGTGCTCGACCTGATGCGCCAAAAGCCAATCGTCCAGATTGTTTGGGTCCGCATCAATCAAGGGGAAAGCAGGGACAGTAATCCCCTGGTCAAAAAACGTGTCCCTAAACAACCGGTGTTGCAAACCATTCTCGAACAAAAACACATTTAAGGATTCTACATCCCCAAACTTCACAATGCTCAGGGTGTCGAAATCCATGGCTCACACCGCGTAATAGGGTATCTTTTTGTTGACACCCCCTATCTGGATGGTGATGTAACCCTCTGGAACCAAAGGCAAACTGCTAGTAGCAAAGGTTGCGTTTGCCGCAGTCGTGCCCGTAAAGTTGACGTTGTTCGATGTAATGTTACCGGACGCCACGTTTACATTGTTGAGGGTAAGGTTCCCAACACTGGTCGTTGTCGAACCAAGGGTAAGGGTCGCGTTTCCCAAGGTCGTCGTGCTGTTCGCCAAGTACGAGTTCGGAAACGTCGCAGCAACAGAAGTAATGTTGGCATTAGCAAGCGTTAGATTGCCCACGTTCGTCGTGGTGCTGCCAAGCGTCAGCGTCGTGTTACCAAGCGTGGTCGTGCTGTTAGCAAGGCCGGAATTGGGGATCGTGGTTGACGCAGTAACAGGCGAAGTGTTGTTGGCGTACATGTAACCGGTCAACCCGGTAACAGTAAGCGTGGTCACAGTGGTCGTATCGCCGCCGTCCACCTTTTGCCAAATGGAGCCGTTGAACACGGCCCAATCGCCCACACCCCACAGGGTAGTGCCATCAAGGTTAGTGCTGCCGGCAGTGCTCACCACATAGTAATCGCCCTTGGTGCCAACCCCCGAAGTCAACGTCGGGCTATTGGTCAAGGCATTCCATGTGCCCTTATAGTTAAGGGCGCCTATCGCATTGGTGACGCTGCTGACGGTCTTTAGCATAGGTCACACCCCGTCGCCGGGAGTGATGTAAATGGACGCGGTGCCGCTGGACGTAATACCCGTAAAGTAAGCGTTGGGCACAAAGGTAAGGATTTCGTCAGTGCCGGGGAGCAAGGGAAAAGCCGCCTGGGACGAGGAAACCACCACGGCATTGTTGCTCGCATCCCCTGACGTTGACCCATAGCCCAAGAACACCGTGACTGTGCCAGCGTTAATAATCCGGTATTGGTTGCCACCAAGGCTGGTGGATAACGCCTGCACCGGAGTGGGCGCAGTTGTGGAGGCGGTAAACGCCACCGTATTACCCATCTTGGTGAAAGCGTTGATACCCATGGTTATCTCCAAGAAAACGATGGCATGAGTTTTACAAAAAACGCCGTTATGGCGCTGGATGCCGTTGCAACACCAACCAAAGTGCGCCAACTCCCACCCGCCGCATCCAAAACTGAACGCACGGCTTTCATGTCGTTATGGATTTCCGCAACCTTATCTTGCAACTGCTGAACTTCAGCTTCTAGTCGCCCGAAATCTCGCGGATCAATTTCCATCGCCATGCGATCCCCCAAAAAAATTATGCAGCCCAAGGCAGCGGCGGCGTCACCACAGGCGGGTTCACCTGATTGGCAATCTGCTGATCGAGGTTCGCCGCCAGTTGCGCGCACTGATCAAAACCAAGCGCACCTTGGACCCAACCAATGACTTGCTGCTGCGTCAAGTCGGCATACTCGGTGAACGGCGAGTCTGGGTCGTAGGTCAAGCCAACAGTGCCGTACACGGTGGCGTTGTATGTGCCGTTGGTGGCGTTCTGGCGCCAGTGCACGGTGATAACCACATCGGTCTGGCCGTCTTCTTGAGGCACGCAATCCATCGCCTCAATGACCCAGGTATAGGTATTAGCCATTTTGTTGCTCCGTGGTTTGCACCTGTGCCTGCGCCTGGGTGCGGATTTTCTCTACGAGTTCAAAGACCTGTGCGTATGGCGCATTGCCCAACGCTTGCAGGATCATGTTGACTTCGTTGATGGTGAGTTCGAGTTTCATGGTTTCCCTTTCAGCAAATCAATTTCGGCTTTGAGTTCTTTAATAGCTGCTACTAGCAAAGGAACCACTTGGTCATAATTGACGGTCAACACAATACCTTCCGGCGATGTGAAGCCATCAGCATCCGTTTCAGATTTTATGCTGGAATCTGGATATTGCGCGACAAGATTAGGAAAACCAGCTTTCACTACATCTTGCGCCAAGAAACCAAACTTATGCCCATCATCCGCATTGTTTTTCCATTTGTAGTGAATGGCAGGAACGTTATTGATGAAGGTAAACGCGTCTTCGACAGGAATGTTTGTAATATCTTTTTTCAAACGCGCATCTGAGCGCGCATTAAATTCCGTTGAAGATACTCTGTCACTTGTCCAAATTGAAACGCCGACAGTTTGCCCGGACGCATACCCCGTTGCGGTTGAAGTACCACTCAAAGCATAATAGGCGTACGCTTGATTGGTGAGCGTAACGGTTCCATTAACAGTTATCTTTCCATTTGCGGTGCTCGTCCCCACCAACAAATTGCCACTGCTGTCGATGCGAGCGCGTTCGGAGCCGTTGGTCCAAAATTGCGTTGGGCCATTGGATTTATTGGTGACATAAAGGTCTGTCCCTGAAATTGTAAATTCTCCGATATTGGACCCAGAGAGTATTTCAACGCCAGCCGCGCCAGAACTTTTATATACTGACAAACCATAACTAGCCGGCGAACTCGTCCCAATCCCCACACTTGTACCATCAAAAACAAACGCACTACCCGAAGTCAAAACCTTGCTGCTGTTTAAGTACGTGACACCGTTTGCCGTGCCAGCACTCAAAGTCACGTTGCCCGTGACCGTCGCATTGGCAACAGATACCGTGCCACTGCTGATCGTCACGTTCGCCAACGTCATATTGTTAAGCGTACTTACCGTGTTCCCAAGCTGAATGGCCGTATTGCCCAGCGTAATCGCCGTAGCAAAGTTGGCATCTAGCTGCGATAGCGGAATCGAGGTCGTCGCATTCGCAAACGTATTGGGTACAGGCATCAGAACCTCGCTCTGAGTTCGTGCTCCATTTCAAGCGTGCTCACCACAATGCCCGCCGAATTGGAACTCAAGGTTAAACCAAGATATTTACCCCATTGCTGGGCATCAGATTTATACAACTGATAACCAGAGTTAATCCAGCCAATTATAGCACTGGCATTGTTGGTCCAACTAATCGTATTGCCAAAAATGTTGGTCCAAGTGATCTGGTTGTCAGCTAAATTGTACGGCGGGCTACTTCCAACCTCACTATCAACAGTGGCCGTAAACCCGCCACCCTGACTGATAATAGCCTCTACCCCGAACTTGAGTGCCTGTTTATCCCGAATCGGGTCGCCCATAGGCCACAACGCACTTTTAATGGTGCTCGACACATTGGAAGTGCTGTTACCATACAACCGCACCAAATTAGTGCCGTCAGACCCGTAAAGACGCTGCTGCCCCTCGAACGACACGGAACTCGTGTACTTGATCGTGCCTTGGCTGGTCACAAACCACTTACGGTCAAAAAACACTGCCTGAATCGGGCGCAGGCCGGCCACCGGGTCATTGTAATAGAAGTTGAAAGCCGCACACAAAATGTTGTTAAGCAACACCTGACCGCCATAAACCGGCTGCGTAAAGTCAATCAGCGGGAAAATGCCGTCTAAAGCGTCCGAAATCTTACTGGTTGTAGAGCCGACCAAGGCGTAAATGCCGTACTGGTTCAAAAACAACACATACCGGAAGTTGGGGAAAATTGCGTTAATACGCCTAGACCCCACCGACGCGCTGACGTTGGTATTAGTGAACAACGTGGTGCCAGTATTGGTCACACGCACGTCGCTAAACACGTTAATGCTGTCGTCGCCAAAAATGTACAAGAAATTATTGGCAGACAGTAACGCTCTGATTTTATTATGCAAAGTTGAGTCGGTCAGCGTAATCGTGCCGGCGCTTACCGAGGTAAAATCTGAATAACTATTGGCGGCGGAGTAATAGACATTACGCCCCTGGGCAATCCAAACTCGCCCGCTAAAGGTGGCAACGTCCACATTCGGGTCCGTAACAACATTCGCGCGCACAACCGCGTTTGACCCACCACCGCCAGTAATCGTGACCGTTGGGGCGGAGGTGTAACCAGCCCCAGGGTTGGTCATTACGATCTGAGTGATGATATTGCCCGAAGTAACCGCCGTAGCAGCCGCGTTAGTGCCGCCGCCACCGCTAAACGAAACCGTGATGTTCGCCGCATTGGTGTAACCTGTGCCACCATTAAGCACCGTTACCGAAACAGTGCCGGTTTTGAAGGTCGTGTAAGACGCAATCGCCGCTGCATTAGACCCGCCGCCACCCGATAACGTTACCGTGGGCGCAGAAGTGTAACCCGTGCCTGCTTCCGTCAATGCAATGGATGACACCGCATTGGCCGTAATAAACGCCACAGCGGTAGCCTGCACACCATTTGCTTGATTGGGGGCGCTGATTTGTACCGACGGTGCAGAGGTATAGCCTGATCCGCCCGCCGTCACCGCAATAGTGCCAACTGAACCAATAGAAACACGGCTCGTACCGTCCCAAGTATATAACCCGTTTGCCGGGTCAATAATCATGGCGCGCTCGTCTTTCCACTGCGTCATTTGCACACCGGACGCGCTGAACGTGCCCGCCGCTGCTACATTGGAAAGCGTCGAAGTGCCAATATTAAACGCTTCAGCGGAGCCATCCGCTTTAAATGCAACCACGTAATCGCTGCTATTGATGTTGCAGCTATCCATGTGGCTAACAGTATTGGCCCAAACCACCGCAACATTACTGCTGGTGTTGACCGTGACTTGTGCGGGCGTAACCTTGAGGTTGCCGGCGCCTATAGGCTGCGCATTTTCAAGCCATGCAAACTCATTCTCGGCAATCGAAGTGCGGTTAGCCTTCGTGTTTATGCCTTTGAAGTCTTTGGTTACATGATATTGTTTGCGCTGCTCGGGCGATGCGGCCATGGCTAGTACGCCTGCGAATAAGCCGTGGGCAACCTACGGGTATAAGTACCGACAAGCAACGCCTGCACGTTCTTCACATACTGCTGCTTGAAGATTTCGCTCTCGCCATAGGATTGCTCCTTAAACTTGGCGGTGTGCGAGGCATAATACGCCACAGGCTGAGTCCAAATGTCAGGGATCGTGTCAGGGTCCGTTGCATTAACCAACGCAGTTGGCTCAATGATTGTGTCCAACTCCATCGTGTAGACCTGATCGGGCACCGGACCCAAGTAAATAAGCTGCGGCCCATACATGCTGAAGGCTACCGGGCGCCCTGTGTAATTCTGCCAATACCTTAGTTGCGCGTTGAAGTCCGTCCAAGGCCGATACAACAACGGCAGGCGCGAATTACCCCAGTACAAATTAATGTTGATAATATCCATCGTCTGAGTGCCCTGCGGCAACGACGAAAACGCATAGGTTTCTTGATTGGTGACGGTGGCGCTTGTCTGTAGTGTGCGCAAGCATCCAGTATCGCGCACCAAGCGATTACGTGCATCATTGATGTAATCAGTTAATTCCGCGTCAGTGTAGAAGTTGCCGTTGGCATCATGCAGAAGCCGCCGGCACTGCGTAATGTACTGCGACAATGTAACAGCCATTTACGCACCTCACTGAATAGTGGCGGCAGATTGGACTCCCCTCTCCCGGCGCCCTTGCGATGCAACCGGGAGAGGTTTGCCGGAGTCCGGCGCCGGGAAACTTGAGCGCCGAACTTGGGGTGGCTCAGTCGTGATCTTGAAGTTCTCAAGCCACGTTAAGGCTTTCGGCACATCATTGGCCGTTTTTGCCCAACCAAGCCGCGTTACATGCGGGACTTTGTCCTCAAAACCATAACCGAATATGTGACCAGCGACGAACACAGGTATTTCCACCGTTTCGCCGGGAAGGAAAGTATAAGTCTTTCCATCCCAACCGTCGGTCAGAGGCATTGAGCCATCGTTGTACACATACACGGTATCGGTCATGCGTTTACCAACAACCCAATAACGCGAATGTCGCAAGTGCCGCCAGAAACGGCAGTATTGACCTTCACAAACAAGGCCGGCGCCGTAAACGCATCAGTCGCAGCGGTGGTGCTCAACGTCAAATCTTGCCACTTGGTAGTAGCAGCCGTCACGTTGGATAATACGGTCGCATTTGACACATTGTTCGACGTATTGCCGTCACTTGTCGTCAGGACAATCACATTCGCTGTGTTGATAGACTTGTTGGCGTTCGTCACCGTAATGGCACGAACAATGTAACAACCCGTATTGGCAGTCAGACCACCAGACATGATCGGAATAGTAGCTACGGCATTACCCGTAGCTGTTACCGACACGCCAGTTGCGGACCCGAGCACATAGCGATCAAAGTCCAGCGCGGTTTCTGAACCAACCCTGTTGTTGTTTGCCATACCTACGCCTCCTTACGAGTTGTAGGTGCCGGAAGCTGCCTGACCGCCGTTCACCGTGAGGAGCGTCACCGACTGAGTGCCCGTGGTCGCGTTAGCGCGCACGTTAAACCCATCGGAAATCAGCACCCCGCCAGTGTTATTGGCGAGAAGGGTCGTCCAGCTATTAGCGGAACCCGTGTAGTTATTGACCTCGATGGTCACGTTTGCCGCCGGCAGCATCAGGTACGTACCAGCCGGGATAAACTGCGCGTTCGACATGGCGGTGGCATTGCCCGCACCAACGTTCGCAACAGAAACCGGCTGAAGATACCCACCAGACGTGTTGGCGGAAGTGTTCGCAACGAGGATTTTGTTAAGGCCAAGAGCCATGGTTCAATCCTCCTCAGATGCTCAAGCTGTTGTAGCCGGTGACCTTCGTCATGGCCTTGGGCTTGGTATTCACCAATTCCGCGATCATGAGAACGGCACCAACATAACCAATCTGCCAATTCGGCAGGGTGGACTCAAAGCCCGTGAACACGAACGAACCCTGGTCGTGAATATACAGCGACAGGTAGTTGGTGTTCAGGAAGTACACCGTGCCTTCTGGGCAGTACGGATCGGGGTAAATCGGCACGCCAGCGACCATAAGGGCGCGGAAGCCGGACTGAGGACCATTCGGGTCGCCGTCAAAGCCAGAACCCGGCGTAATTACGTACTGTTCTTGACCCACGTAGTCCTGCGCCAGCAGCGTCCAAGTACCAAAGCCGCACACGCCGAAGGTCGGCACTTCAGCGCCGTTCTTCACCGTACCGGAGATGTACTGAAGGATGTTCTGACGAGTGGGGTTCACGGAACCGGCGGCATACTGCTTCGACTTCCACCAAGTGTAGGTCGAGCGATTGATGTTGCCGTAGGTCGCTGTGCCGGTGCCGTCATCGACCGCAGCCGGCAGACCAATGAACTGCTGCGTGTTGGTCGTGTTGGTGTACAGCGCGGTAGCCATACCATCCATCATCACGTTGGTCGCATCGTTCATGCGAGCCTCGATGAGCGGGATAATGGCGTGATCCTGCTGCACCGCACCTTCCATGCCGAGGAACGGCACGGGCGCGATCATCAGTTTCAGGTTGAACTCAGCGTTGTACGCGCCCTGCTGCACTGACGGCTGCGCGAAGGAGCCGCTGTAATCAGACCATTGAGCGTTGACAAACTGAGCGCCTTGCACTGGAACGGTCACGGAGGACACACCGCCCGTAGCCTGTTGGCTATTGGCAATGAGCGCCGCCATGAGCGGGGTGCTGTTGTAGATTTGAACGACTAATTTTGGGATGAAGGCCCGACGCGTTACGTAAGTCAATTCCGTATATTGCGTCGAGCCTGTCGCTGGCAGAATACCGCCGCCGATAGGCATTTTAAAACTCCTTCTTCGATTTG